CACCACCCGCGCCCCCACCAGCACCCGTATAATTGACGTTATTAGCACTGTCACAACCACCCGCACCACCGCCACCAACAACGAGCAAATCAACAACACCACTATTAGCAACAACCAGCGAACCAGACGCAGTAAACGTCCTCACCTCGTAAGTGATACCACCATCCGTGTAAGTAGTACGAGTACCACCGCTACTGATCTGAGCAAACCTACCCGCTGTAGGAATATCGGAACCTGCACCTAGTGCGGTTGATAGTTTAGAAATAGTCATTAGTTAAACCTTCACTCTCACGATTACAACACCGGAGTTTCCAGAAGAACCGGTTCCAACAAAGCGTCCACCGTCACCGCTGTTTGCCGCACCTGTCCAATAAGTTCCATCGGCTGATCCGCTTGCACCACGACCACCAGCGGCACGACTTACAGCAGAACCTGTAAAAGTGCTTGATATTCCGTCCCCGCCGTTTACTGCCCCGCCGACACCGCCTTGACCACCGCCACCTGAATAAGTACCAATACCAGACTGACCGCCTCTATAGCCTTGACTAAATAATGCTTCGCCTCCGACAGTATTTGCGGCTCCGCCGCCACACCCACCTGCTTTACCGTTTTCCCATGCGATAACTCCACCGCCACCTCCGAAACTAACCACCGAATTATTTAATTCTTTATGTATCGCACTATTAGATCCGTTAGGCGCATTTCCAGAAGGAGCGGCTGCACCACCAGCGCCGACAGATATAGTGTAAGTGGCTATTTGTAAAGTAACAGTCATAAGTAAAAGACCACCAGCGCCACCACCAGTTCCAGCAGCACCACCACCACCGGCTAAAACAAATACATCAGCAACACCAGCAGCAGTAACGGTTAAAGTTCCAGACGAATTAAAAGTGATGTACTTGTAGTTAATGCCAGAATCCGTGAAGGTGCCCGTTGCTGTATTAGAAAAGTCAGCATTAGAGGGAAGCGTAACCCTGCTCAACCCAGAACGAGCAAACGAATTAATCGCCATTAGGAAATCTCCGACAGAAACGCACTAAAATTACAAGTATCAGCAGACGAAGACACGCGCACAAACTTCTCCGCATCCATAGTAATACCCAACGTCAAAGCCACCGTGTCATTCCCCGCAATAGCAGCATCATAAACAAGCCACTCGCTCGCACCCGGAGTACCAGCAGTCGCATCCAAACCAATCCGCACCGTGATAGCAGAGGATGATTGGTTAGTGATAACGAGGGAAGAGATTACTGCCTCAGTAGCAGCGGGTGTTGTGTACAAGGTTGCGTAAGTACCCGTTGATGCTGTTCCTTGAACCTGTGCGTATTTGTATGCTGTTGCCATGTCATGCTCCCATCAGAAAGAAAACGTCTTGTAAACCAGCCCCGCCACCGGCGGTAAACGGAGTCCATGCGGAAGCCGACCCGTTATATTGAAACAAAGTATCCGAATCATTTAAGTGCGCGTACATCCCTGCACTAGGAGAAGGGATAGCCGTGTCCCGTGCGCTCGCGTCAGCGAACACCATGACGGTTTGATCCATCAGGTAGCCCTGCACGTTAGCAGCAGTCAGAACTTCACCAGCAGTAAACGTCTTACGACCTAAACCAGCCATAACGGGTCACCTCCGGACACTTGGGTTAATACTTCCATCATTGTACCGTTCCTTTCATCATGCTCCAAGAGTATCCGTAGAATCCAACTCGCTCGTATCCAAAGTAAACAAAGAAGACTTCACACCCACCACGGTGCCAGAAGAATCACTAGACCCAATGATAGTGCCCACGTTACCTTCAGCACCCGTCACACTTCCAGCCGTGCCACTCAACCCAACAATAGTTCCCACGTTACCCTCTTCACCGGTAACGAACCCAGCCGTGCCACTCAACCCAGAAACAGAACCAGAGAACCGGCGCAGGAACGGTTCAAACAGATTCAACTTAACCGCGTGACCACCCGGAGTAATCGAATGCTCAATCCCATCGACAACCAATTCACGAAAAATCGGGTCACCGATCCGGTTCGGGGTAAACCGAACAAACATGACACTACCAATATCCAGATCCACTATTGCGTTTTGCTGAGCCAAAGTTAAAGCATTCATCTCAGCCTGCAACCCGCGAATCCGAACCGTAGGATTCCTGTACCTTTCAACAAGGAACGCAGCAAAATCCTCCGCGTCCGGCTCAGTCCCTAAAAGAGTCTTCACAGAAAGATTTGTTTCCCCATAAATAAGAGAAGCATCCGGATCATCCGCAACAACTTTCCCACCCGTCCACTCCACCTCGACACGGGTATAAAGAAACTCAGTCCCATACTCAATCTCAATACTCGTAAAAGGGATCCCCGTACCATCATCAGAAAAAACAGTCGAAGTACGGAGCAGGGCAGAAGTTCTATCCCTGAAAGTAAGCGCCCCATCCTTACCAATAAACAACAAACCTGTTTCCGAACCCGAAATAGTTTGCAGATACGACAACACGTTCTGATCCTGAGCAATAGTATTCGCACCAATACTCGCCGTACCAACATCCAAATCCAACCGGGCTACCGACCATCCAGCAGTAGACGCAGACTCAAGAATCGCCTGACCAGTTAAACCAGAAGCCCCAACGCCGGAAGCATAAACCTGCTGCGACAACAACGTAAACGGGTCAGAAGTTTTCGCTATCGTCACGGAATCCCCATCCGGGTTGTATTGAAGATCCCAATCCTCAATCTGCCCAGAAAAAATCCTCTGCCCCAGCAACTCTATATACAACGCTTTCCGGGGAATAATAGACGGGGCGTAAGGAGAAATCGAAGCGGAAACCAACGGGTCATACTTCCGCAAACGGTTATCCAAAACTACGTTAGCGTTACCCGCGTCAATGTTCTGAGTCTCGCTCGACCTTCCCCTACGGAAAGTCATCGAACGGACATCCGAAGTCACATCCGAAACATCCTCCGCCAAGCCGTAAGGAGAATAATCAAGTTGCCCCTTCACCGGATCATCAAGGGTAAAGAAATCACCTCCACCGGCAAGGGAAAGATCAAACGCGATCTTAACGGTAGGTTGCATTACGCGCTCACAAAGACTTGGCCGCTGCGCCGCTCATACTTCCTAATCGCCTCCACGACTTGCCGCCCAGTCTCAGCCGGATCAGTAGCAATCCCTGTCTGAACGTTAATGTTCACAATAGTAGTGCCACCACCACCACTAGCCCGGGCAGCCATATTCGGGACATTCCCGATCCTGTCATTCGGAATAATGTTCCCAGAGAACGCACCCATCGTGAGGAGTTCCGGGCCACGCTCACCAACGAGATAAGTTTTACCAGACAACACGGGGCCACCAAGCGCCCTTTTACCATCTGGCCCAGCACTATTATCAAAGATAGTCCGTTGAACAGTAGTCACCACGACCGTTGCTTGCCTGTTCATTGAAGCGGCAAGATTATCCATCATGTTATTCAACTTCCCCTTAACAGCAGGGAATCTTTCAACAAAACCAGCACGAAGTTGGCGCATAGATTTCTGTCCAGCCGCGAACGCTTTCGGTGGCAACGTCATCGCCATCTTGCCCACCATGTCATCAATCCGTTGAGCAAGAGCATCCATCTCAACTTCCAACGCAAGATTCTGTGCAGTAAGAGAAGCCACTTCCTTATCGTGAGAAGCCTTAGCCGCAGCCAACGCAGCCGCACGATCCTTCCGCAAAGTCTCCAAATGAGCACGAGCATTAGTCAACTCGGTTTCACGTGAAACATTAGCCAAATCCAACGCAGCCTGAGCCGCATTCTTAGCAGCCTCTAACGGGGCAACAACGGCCTGCTGCTGAGCAATCCCAGCATCAAACCATTGCTGAGTCGCGTATGTTTGAAACTCTGCCACCTGTGCAGCAAGTTCGGCTTGAGCAGCGTTAATCCCAGCGATCTCCGCGTCAGAAGCCCCCGCCAAAGCCGTAACGATTTCCCCAGCACCTTCAACACCAGAAGAAATAAACTCCTGAATAAGACTCGAATCAACGCCACGGGCAGTCAAAGAACGGATGTTAGAAGCAAACGATCTGATCTCCGCTAAACGAGCCTCCAAAGCCCCTTTAATATCTGCACCCGACAGCGGCTCATCACTCAGAGATTCTGCTAGGTTCTCCATCGCAGGTTTAATCTGTTCCTCAACAGTGATCCGGATACCGTTAGCCATCTCTTTAATGGTTCGGCGCATCTCAACAACAGGAGTAGCCTTCTCAATTTCTTTAACAATTTTTTTCTTGTCAAACTTCAGATTATTAACAAAGCCACGGAACCCGTCAGCGATCCGTCCAAGGAAAGAATCACGTTCCTTAATCAACCCATTAAGCACATCATTCTCACGGGCGAACGCCGCAGTGGAAGCCGCTAAAGCCCCCTCTAAACCGGGGATGACTCCAGCCCAATACTTTTCAATCCGTTCAAGACTTGCCTGCGCCGCGCTCTCTAACCCGTCAAAGTGCCCATTGATCTCGTCAACTTTACGACCATACGCTTCTTCCAAATCAGAAATCGCTTGCACATTATCGTCATACCGTTTACGCAAATCAACAGCCTGCTGACCCATAATCCGCAAAGCACCTAACTGAGCATTCATCGCCTTACGATTACGCTTAGCAGCCCTGCCACCAACAATCGACTGATCCAACAATGGTGCGTAAGCCTGCTTCACCAGATCAGTAATAGAACGAACACCAGAAACAACCGAAGAGACATCAGCATCTTTGCCAAAGTTTTTCATGATCTGCGAAGCAGTTCCGAAAGGTTTAGCAACCATTTCCGCAAGACCAATACCAGCCTCACCAGCAGAATCAACAAGAGCAGTAACACGAGCCATCTCAGTCTCGAAAGCGTCAACGACACCCTTCGCAAGATCTGAAGCCTTCTCCATAACTTTGTCGGCTTTCAGACCCAGAATAATTCCGTCAATAAAGTTTTTCGCGTTCTGCATACCCTTCTTTGACGGGGAAGAAGCATCAAGTCCTTCATTAACACCGTCATACATGGACTCACCAATACCAACTGATTCCGCCTCAACCTCAGCAGCACCAGCCCGTAGCCCCTCCAAGATTCCTTGCATAAAGTTCTCACCAGTTTTAATGCCCTGAGCCTTAGCCTCCGTAGCACGTTTCTTGAACTCATCCACGGTTTCTTGAGACTTCTCCAACTGCTTCTTGAACTGTTTAACGATAGGGGACTTGTCAGGATCCCCACCACTCTTCTCAATCGCAGCACGGATCTCAGCCTCACCATCAGCGAGACGTTTCTGTTGTTTAATCGGATCATTAGTCGCTTCCGCGTAAGCAATCCACGAAGAAGCCGAAGCCGCGATAGCGTCCTGATTCTTCATAGCCGCTTCACTTGTGCCCGTGATCTTCTTGCCGTTCTCGTCAAGAGTCTTCGAGAGTTCCCGTGTAGAACGAATAGCCGCGTTTCTAGAGTTCTGGTTACCAATCACCCCAGACAACTTATTCATCGCTGTCTCTAGTGCCGTGACAGCCGTTTTCGCTGCCTCAGTAACCGCAGTCATCGCCGAATCTTTAGCGATAGCCGCATCCGCAGCCCGAATGCGAGCATCCATCGCCCGTTTCTCAGATGCGGTCATATTCGCTAAATCCTGAGCGCGGGTAATCGCCTGAGCGCGAGAATTAGCGATCTGCTTGTCAATCTCAGCCCAAGCCTTTCTTCCTTCAATCGCCATAGCGTCAGCCCGTGCAGCCGCATCCGCCTCCAGCCCAAGAGTCGCATTAGCCGAAGCCTCCGCCATACCTTGAAAGTTACGCTGAGCAGTAATAAGAAGATCACGCTGACCAGAAAAGAAATCCCCCACACTTTGCTGATCAATTAGTTCTTGAAGTTTTGTAGCATATGCGTCCGCAGCATCCCCACCAGCCATAGCAGCCTGCGTCATATCCGAAATAGAAACGCCCATATCACGGAGAGCCGTAATATCCTCAGAAGAAATATCGGTACGGAATTGTGAAGAAATCGCGGCAGCAGTAGCCTCACCAAACGCACCCGTTAATTCATCAACAGAATCCTTCAACCTAGTCACCAGTTGATCAGCCGCAGCAGACTTCCCAGAGAAAATCTCAAACGCAGCACCCGCAGCGATAAGAGCAATACCAATCGGGCCAAGGGAAGCCAGCAAACCCTTGAAAGCATTACCAACAGCACGAACAGCAAAAACAACAGCCACCTTGAACTTTTGAGCCGCAATTCCAGCAACCTCTAACGCTATCTTTGTCGAAGTCAAAGAAGCCCCAACATATGCCGCCATCAATTTAGCGCCACCACCAACAGCCTTAAAACTTGTCAGCATTCGGGTAGCGAAACCCATCACCCTAGCGTTAGCCTGAGCAAACGCAATCATCATTCCGCCTAACGCTTTAGTGGTCGCGCCAAACATCCACAGCATCGGGCCAGTCAGAGCAACAACAAGCCCCAAACTTATCGCCACGTTCCGGACAGGATCAGGAATAGCAGAGAAAGCCGTCACCACTGAATCTAAAACACTCACCAAAGGAGTCAAGAACTGTGTTACTAAAACACTACCTACACCCAAAGCCAGATCCATGAAACGAGTCTTCAAAATCTCAATTTGTTGCGACATAGACTGCATTTGCTTTTCAGAAACATCCTGCGTAGTTCCACCCGCGTTGCGTAACTCTTGCTCATAACGTCTAATCGCGTCTGAAGTTCCAAACAAAGCAGTCATCGCAGACAAAGAACGATCACTAAATCCAAGCATTCCCAACGATGCACGTTTCTGCTCGTCACTCATCCCCGCAGTTATCTGCTCCAGATTCGCGATAATGTCAGCCATGTTTTTCATATTGCCACTAGCATCAAAAACAGTTAAACCATATTCAGCGAAAGCATCCTTATTCTCAATCGCTTTCGTTTGAAGATCACGCATAACAATCGCTAACTGATTACCAGCAAGTTGAGATTTAATACCCTGATCCGCAAGAGCAGCAAGAACAGCGACACCCTCCTCAACGTCTTTGTTCACAGCCTTCAAAGACGCTCCAGCCTTCGTAGTCAACGCCGTAGAAAACTGCTCTACCGTAGCGTTAGCAAGAGTGTTCGCCTTAACCAAAACATCCGTTACCCGCGTAAGATTCTCAAGGTTCGCCGTTGCATCCTTCACGGTCAGCCCCAAAGAAGACTGAGCATCCGTAGCAAGATCCGTGGCAGTAGCCATATCAAACATGCCAGCCTTAGCAAACGCCGCAACCTGTGGCAACGCAGCCATCGCCTGTTCAGCATCTAAGCCAGCAGACGCGAGGAAGAAATAAGACTCAGCGGCTTTATCCGCAGCAATACCAAAAGTAGTAGAAACCGTGCGAGCAGTTTTCTCCATCTCCGTACGCATAGACGAAGTAACCCCCGTCATAATTGCGAGGGATTGAGTCATCTTGTCATCGAAACTGACGAAAGCCTTAGCAGCCAAAGCCCCAAACGCGACAATCGGCAAAGCCGCCATCGTCATCTGACGACCCATCGTGGCAGCGGCAGCACCCGTCGCCTGCATACGAGTGCCAGTTTTCTGCAACTGACCCTGTACACCAGTCAGTTTCGAAGAAAGACTAGAAGTATCAGCAACGAACTTAGCGGTTACAACGGTAGTAGCCATTTGTCACCTCCGTCCACGGTTCGCTTTCTTATTCGCCTGATCCTGCTCCCACGCCCTGAGATGCCATAGAGCAATCCACTCCGTCATTTCAACGGAAGTAAGCGGCCGGTGGGATGAACTACCGTGAAGCAGTTCACCCACCGTCCGACTTAACTTTTCTGCTAACTCGAAGAGGAATCTTCGCTCAGGGTGCTGGAGGAATCTTTTCCCGCCGCGTCCTGTTCAACCTGACCAATGCCAGAGAGACGCAAACCAACACCAGCAAGACGTTCAATAGCAGCGCTAGCCTTCTTCATCAATTCAGGCTTATCCGAATCGGAGAAAATACTTTCACCAGTCTCCGGATCATAAGCACACGCCACAACGACATCAGGATAAACAATAGCCATGTTCACCTGTTGAGTAACCTGATCGTAAGCGTTCTGCATGAGCAGTAAACGATCACCAGCAGTCATGCCCTTAACGAGCAATTCAACACCCCATTCGGGGATCTCGACAGTTTCCGATGGAATATCTTGCGCCGCAATAATCTTGTCTCTGAGATTCATTCTCTACTCCTTTAGTTAGCCCACAAGGGAACGTGGATATTTTTATTCAATTAGATT